ATAGGCATAATCCTTCTATGCACAAGTATATCAACCGCCTATAAAATCAAGTATGCGCCAAAGGTCTATCTACTTGAAAAGGTTGTAGATTATGGCAAATGTACAAGATAGGTCGAAAAGATATAAAGCTTTATTCAAGGCGAAAAAAAAGGGGGGGTAATGCTAGTAGATAGTTTACGAGGCTTGTATCGCTGCTTATGCGGTAGACTATATAAAGATTATAAAGGTCTAGCAGGTAAATGTGATAGGTGTAGAGATGAAATTTTAAAGGAATGGGAGGAGCAAGGGTAATGCAAAGGGATTTAGACAAAGGTGGATTCTATCGGGAGTTCAATAAATTCCCTTTAAAGCGGCGGCGGGGAAAGCGGATGCACATCCTTATCTGCAACACAAGGATGTCGGGGTTCCTTAAAATTGACTTAGATACAAGGATTAGGTTTTTAGAAATTGCTAATTATGGGGCGTGATATGACAGATAGCCATGAATCACTATTCGGAAAGGAGTTTGATTTACATAGGGCTTCCGTCAAAGCCCTTGCGCGAAAACTCACCGCCACGCAGCAGAAGCTTGATAAAGCGACTGAGGCTTTGGAGTTTTACGCCCAAGCAGAAGAGGATGCCATACTATTAGAATTTCACGAGAACCAGGATATTAACGCGCCTATGGATATAGGTAAAAGAGCAAGAGCGGCACTAGCCAGCATAAAGGGGTAGGTATGAATGTAGAAAATAATAAATTCCATAAAGGCGCACCAAATGGCAAGCGCTATTGGTTAACGCCCCCTTATGTATTGACTACAATTAAAACTCCTACTATTGTAGGATAATGGTAAACAAAAATCCTTGGCCGCAGGAAGCGAAAGAGGCTCATAAAAAGCATTTCGATGATAAGCGGGATATACATAGAAGAAGGCTGGAAGCCATTAAAAGCTTCTACGGTGGCATTACAGGAGTATGGCACGCCTATCAATTCGCCGGTTATATTTTTTTAACCCGCAAGGCTGTTGAGAAATGGTTTGAGCGAGGCAGGCTGCCAGATGATAAATTTAAAGTGATGATAATGTACATCATCCAAGAGAATAAAAACGACGAGTTTTACGAGCATATTGCTAAAATTGGAATTACACCAGAGGATATTTATATATGAATGTAGACATTAAAATAATACCGTTATCTAAAAGTGATATTGATAAATTAGGCATCTATGAGATTGGTAAAAATATAGCTACCGGGAACTTTAAAGAGGCACGGGAAGGTGTTGCAAGGATTGGGGACATAGGGTCTAATTTCGGAGACAAATTCGCTGAGTCAATAAAGAAAGAGATTGAAGGATGGGAGAATATTTTTAAACTACCAGGACAGAAAGAAGGCGACAAATCAAAAGACTCAACCAGTAGTTTAGCAAAAGGCGGGTTAGGCAAACCATCAGGAACGGGAAAAGAATCTGTTTCAGGCGTTGAGAAAATAACAGCCGGAACCCGAAACATCACAATCAACATCAACAAGCTTGTTGAGAGTGTGAACATATCAAAAACATTCGGACGGAATAACGAAAGCGAACTTGTGGAGGCGGTGAAAAGAGCCTTATTAACCGGAGTGAATGACGTAAATATTGTCGCACAATGAAACCTATCCCACAAATCAACATAGACCGGATTCCGGAAGTTGCGAATAGGATTTTATCGCGTTACACGGTAGACACCGAGCAAAGCGATGAGGCTACAGCGATAAGTAATTTAGGCACTCCGATTTACTCCAATCTTGAGTTTTTAAAGACTTCAGGAACGAGCGCGGATAATTCTATCGCGGTTGGTGAGCAACGCGGGAACAGTCAGGTATTGCTAAGAATTGATACCGTTTTAATGGTGGTTACTCAGACAAAAGAGATTGTCCGGACTGCCATCCAGGGAAGAAACGGAACTGTAAAGGAATATATTTCAGAAGGTGACTACATGATTAATATTCAGGGCGCAATAATGAGCGACATTCCCAACGTGTACCCGCGTGAAGATGTTGAATTGTTTATTGAAATATGTTCTTTGAAAAAATCGATACCGATTGCTTCGATGTTTTTGGATATGTTTTCGATTCAAAATATTGTGGTAGGTGATTTTTCAATTGCTGAAAAGATAGGCAGTCGTAATGAAGTTCCTTTCCAGATCAACGCTTTATCAGATTACCCTATTGAGTTCAAATTGAATGCTACGTCTTAGCTCCGATATTACCATAGGCCGCGCAACGTTCGACTTTGTAAATCAAGTCGAGGTGGTTTCTTCATGGGAGAATCTAACGGATACAGCTACTATAATTTTACCAAACAACATACGCCCAAAAGTAGACGGTGAGGTAAGTTTTGAAATTACCGCTGGCGAAAAACCGATCTGGAAACGTGGGGATTCGGTGGTTATAAATTTGGGTTACGATGATAACAACGCTTTAATATTCAGAGGTCGGATTACGAAAATAAGCCCTTCCAAGCCTTTAGAATTTCAGTGCGAAGATGAGATGTACACGCTTAAACAGTCAGGCGTAAAGTACAGCACTCAATCAGCTACTTTAAAAAGCTTAATGGCTGCAATACTCCCAACAGGAATAACAGCCGAAACCGAGGATATAACACTTGGAAAGTTTATCGTTACGAACGCTTCGGTGGCTGAGGTATTGGACTACTTACGTAAAAAGTTCGGGCTTTCTTCCTACTTTCTTCCTTCAGGGAATCTTTATGTTGGATTTGCTTACAAAGATGTAGACGCGATTACTACGGATGCTTTACCGGAATTTGAGTTTCAAAAAAATATTATTGACGGATCACAACTTGATTACACTCGGGATGATGATGCGCGGTTCAAGGTAACGGCCATCAACATAAAACCCAATAACACACGTACAAAAATTGAGGTAGGGGATAGTTTGGGTGAACAAAGGACGCTTTATTTTTATGATGTGTCTGATTCGGAGTTAACCAAATTGGCTACTGAATCACTCGAAAAAATGAAGTACGAAGGCTTTCAAGGGTCTTTTGAAACCTTTCTACAGCCTACAGTAAGACACGGGCAAGCGGTTCGAATGATTGACCCTTTAATCCCTGATAGAAACGGGGTTTACCTGGTTAAAAAAGTAGTTACAAGGTTCGGAATTGATGGAGGCAGACAGCAAATAACACTTGATAGAAAAATAGCATGAACGGAATAAGGGAAGCGGTACGTAAGATGATGGAAGACAAGATCGGGAACGATTCGGCCATGCTTTGCACTGTGGTTTCTGTTTCAGGTTCCACGTGTAACGTTAAGACGCTTGATAATGAGGCTGATTTGTATGATGTAAGACTTCAGTCAGCGACTTCGAACGGAATTTTAATGAAGCCAAAAGTCGGGTCAATTGTAGTCGTTACTCCGATCACTGATTTTGAATTTGTGGTAGTAATGTTTTCGGACATTGACGAAATAACGCTTTTGGATGGGTCTTTTGGGGGGCTTACAAAGACTCAAGAACTAAAAACGCAACTGGATAAGACTAACGAAGTAGTCCAGGCAATAGTTGACACCTTACAACAATGGGTTCCGGTTGCTAATGATGGCGGGGCAGCTTTAAAGGCTTTTTTTCCTACAAAATTACTTACTAAAACTGTTGGGGATTTTTCCGATATTGAGAGCTCAAAAATAATTCACGGAACGATATGAAAGCGCGAATATACTTTCTTCACTCAGGAGATTTTGTACCAAAATATATTGGGTCAACCTTGCAAGATTTAAAAACAAGAAGAGAAAATCATGCATCTGACTTCAGGCTAAATACTCCAAAAACATTATGGGTAAAATCAATAGATAGGGTTTACATTGAACTTATTGAAGAGTGTGACAAATCAATGCGATATGAAAGAGAAGAGTATTATACAATACTGAATTCAAAAACGGTTTTAAATGTAAGAATAGGGACTAAACATACGGAGGATCACAAGAAACATATTTCGATTGTCAACACTGGACAGAAGAGAACAACAGAACAAATTGAAAACATTAAAAGATCGTTACTTCATACTCATAAAAAAGTTGTTGTAAACGGCATTAAGTATGGATCAATACATGAAGCATCTAGGCATACTAAATTAAGCCCTGGATTTATATGTTCATGCTGCAAAGGCGATAAAAAGTATTCGAAATTCCCTATACAGTATGGCGAAATCTAAAACATATTTAACCCGCGACCTGCAAAACGTTTACGATTTAGCCGTCCAGTTATACGGTGACGTTTCTAAGATTGGGATTTTACTAGATTTATTCCCAAATTTGGATGAGGTTATCGATTTGAACTCTTCAATAGTTGTCCCTGATCAACTTGATCCGGTTGCGATATATTTCAGAGATTCAGGATTGATAGTTTCAACGGATTTTGTATCCGGAGCTGTGGATAATCCGACTTTTGATAGCTCCGTGGTTAAATGGGATAGTGATGTTTACTCTTTTGATATGACATAAAATGGCACAACAAACTATAGCATTAGGATCCGCTCCGAACGATGGAACCGGAGACGATTTAAGATCAGGGGGAAGTAAGATAAACGCAAACTTTACGGAGCTTTATGCGGCTATCGCGGCACTTTACAATATTGATATTTTATCAGTGAGTACAGCGGGCGGGGCGATTACCTTAAACTTTGCGAGCGATGA